AAAGTCCTCGGACTACCACTAATACGGTCAAAAAAGTCATTTGAATTAGAACTAGTTGTGTCCGACTGATGCACCATAAATAAGCTATTTGCTTGCGATAAATCAGCTCCGAAATCTATGGCAAATGAATCATCAGTTCCGTCGAAGTCCAACTCATTTAACAGAGTGCTAGCATTAACAATCTTAGGTTGCTCCGCAACAGCTGATTGAACTGCGTGGTTACCGTGCGCACCTCCTCCTGCGTCTACACTTTGGTCATACCAAGTCTTTACAAAGCCGTTAGATGTAGTCTCAACAAACTTTAAATCAGCTATGTAAACAATATCTCCCGTTGAACCAGTAGATGAACCATTGGGATTAGCACCAAGAGAACTAATGCCGAGTTGAACTCTTTGTAATCCACTTACTGTTGCTGTATAAGAAAAAGAAAAGTCTGTCCAAGTCCCATCTGAAATTAAATATCCGCTTGGATAATTAGCAGAAATACCACCAGAAGTTCCGTCTTTAATTAAAATTCCATCAACAGAAGTGTTTGCCGATGGAGCAAGGAATGAACCAGATACTGTATATGTTAGACCAGCTACAACACCGTTATCTCTTTGCAGATAAGCTTGAGAATCTGCTGCTTTAACTGCCTTTAATACATTGTCTTTGGTTGTTCCAGCTGAATCACTTACTCCGTCTTGATTACCCGTTACGGTTGTAGTGGTTGTTGAGCTAAATCCATCTAGTCCTGCTGAAAAATCTGATTGGTATATAGTTACATCTTCATTTACAAAAGCCAACAAAGTTCCATCAGTAACCTCATCCGCAGTAAAGGACTTCAAGGCATCGTCAGAGCTACGACGAACCTGCGCTACGAACTTACCATCGGCACGGGCTACGGTGTCTCCAGTAGCCGCTAAGGTAGCCTGTCGTGTTCCTAGGCTACGAAGTGAGTAAGCCGCTTTAGCAATAAGGAAGTCACCTGTGCGTCCATCAGCCTCTAGTGCTTGAATGTCAAGTGGGAGGACTGTCTGAGTGTTTACCCAGTTCTTGAGTGTACCATTAGATACCTCCTTGGCTAAGAAGTCTCTCTCGTGGTTATCACTAGCACGACGAACACGAACTACCTTGTTGTTTCCTGCTTTGTCGTTGAGGTCACGTAGGCTGTAAGCCGCCGCCGCGCCTCCTACAACTTTACTTAGTAGTGGACGAGATTCCCCTTTACGATCTGAGAAACGGTTTACTGTGAGGGTTTCTGGGACAGAAGCAATGGTTACAATGCCTGTATTGGCAGGCTTCCAAGGTCTGGAATCTGTTTCAGAAACTAAGCCACTACCGAAAGTTGAGTAGGGGTTACCATCAGAATTATCGTAAACCAACCAGTGATAATTATACTGACTGTTTTGCTCGCGAACAATCTGACCATGACCCCCCTGTTGCGCCCAGTCGAAGCCCGAACCACCACTAGTTAGGTTATATATACCACTAAGGTCAGCGTGTCCCGCAACGGTTACTTGGATTGAGGTAGCGCCATCACTCAATGGAGTGGTAGCAGTCATAGTTCCTCCACCACTATCGGCTGTGCGGTTTACTGTGAGGGTTTCTGTGGATGCGATGCCAGTGATTGTTATAGAGCTTGGAATAACAGCCTTCCAAGGTCTATCGGTGAAACCAGCCCCAGTATTAAGAAGTATCTGTGGGTCGGAATCACCGTCTTGAAGTAAATACTCGTATCCGTCTGTCTCATTAAAACCACTAGCGCTAATACTTGCAACGCCTCCTTGTTGATTCCAAGTGGCTCCTGCTACGGTGGTTCCTGTATATATACCACTAATGTCAGCATGTCCCGCCACGGTTACTTGGATTGAGGTAGTATCGTCTGTAAGAGGGACTGTGCCTGACGTTTTACTCAGAGTAGTTACACCTGCAAGGATGTCTCTGTTGACACCTAGTGTTGAGGTGACCCCGTCTTTAACTACCGTAAGGACTTTCTGTGGCATGAACTTAGTAATTTATACTTGCGCCTGTTCCGCCACTATTCATAGAAACGGAAGGACGACGAATGGTTAATTTACTTGTTCCACTCTTCTTGTTGCTTTCGCGTTTAGCCTTAAGGCTGGTGTCCACTACCTTTTTAGCAGTCTGCACGGGAGGTGGAGGAGGTGGAGGAGGTGGAGTAGGTTTTTCGATTTTAGGTTTTGAACACATAATTAGTTGGTGGTTGATAGGGTTTCGTTTTGTTGTTTATATTTATCTTGTAAAAAGCGAACAACCGCGCGTTGCCCTAAATAATAAACGAGAGCCTCTTGAGTTACAGCGTGGCTAAAGTCATCCCTAAGTGGGAAAACTTCATTTAAATAGTCGACGACGGCTTTTGGTATTACAGCTTCTTTCATATTAGTCCCTTGTTAAATCATTGAGTTCTTTAGGTAGTTTATTTTGTTTAATCCATTCTAGTGTCTGAACGAGACACATAGCGTTCCATATAACAGCACCGCCGTGGTCTTCAAGCTCGTCTTCTTCCATTAATTGCCAAAGATGGCGATACAGACTGTCGACGTATCTGGAGGCAGGTATACCCTTTTTCCAGTTATCTCTTCCATACTTGTTAGCCCCATCCTCAAAACGCCTTGCTACTTTTCTAAGCGCATCTATTGGAATCAAACTAGGCATACCTTTACCGACCATTGAGTCTCGGACTGCGCCCGTGTTAAACTCTGAGCGTTCCCCAGAGTCTGGTAGTTTTACTTGTTTTTGGTTTCTGGTGTCCATAGTGCTTTTATCTTGTGGTTTTTGATGTCGTAGTCGTCTGCTCTTAAAATATAAGCTAGACGCGCATTAAGAAGGGCTTCGTCCTCCGTCATACCTTTAGACTCATATATCTCTACTACAGTCTTCCAAGACGCCCCTTTCTTTGTAAGGAGCTTCTCCGCTGTCTTTGGTCCGATACCTTTAACACCCGCGTAACCATCAGTAGAGTCACCCGTAAGAGTCTGTAGCAGGTGATTGTAATTAGCCTCGTCTACGTCTCTCTCGGTAAGCTCATCCTTCATGAAGTTATACCAACGACACGGAAGCGTAGCAAAGTCTTTATCTCCAGAAACGGCAATACAACTATCATCACTTGTACATAAAATACCAACCGCATCGTCAGCCTCGACATTGGGAAAACGGACACCATGAAACTTATCAAAGATGTCTTGAACTAAATAACGATAACCCAAGGGCTTTCGCTTGTTAGCTCTGTTAGCTTTATAGGTGTTACATATCTCGTGTCTGAAGTTCTTAGAGGGGCTGAACACCATCTTGTATTGAGTGGTGTTTAGTTTACGTAGTATAGCCTCTAGTGCTGTAGCTACCTTGTCTCTAGCTTCATTCATATCTAAGTGCAAAGTGAAGACTTCGTCGTCCCACTTGATCTCGCGTTCAGAACCTGAGGCGGCTCTGTATACGATCATATCTCCATCAATAATTGCTGTATCCATTAGTGTGTTTCCTTCCAGTTATTTCCTATTTTATATTCTCCATCAAGTGGGCACTTAAAGTTAAGTACTTTTCCAGCTTTGGCAATAGCACTTACAAACTGCCCACCAAGCTCATCGGCGTGTTCCTTTAAACAACTAAACTGAACCTCGTCGTGTACGTTAGCGTGCATCTCATAAGGCTTAGTGGCTGTATCTATAAACTCTATTAGAGCCTGTTTCATGATAACAGCACCTGCCGATTGAAGAAGAAGATTGAGTGCGGAGTGAGAGGAACGACAAGGTAAGGGACGTCCGTCTAAGCCTCTGAGTGTTCCTCTTGTTGAGACAGCTTCAGCCACAGCGGTGGTCAGTCTCTTAATAGCAGGTGTCTTAGACATAAAGGATTCCTTTAGTCGCTTACCTTCTTTATTAGAACCTTCTACAATCTCACCAATCTTGGCATCACCTGCGCCATACAAAAAGGCATATATGAAAGTCTTAGCTTGGTCGCGTGTCTGTAGACCTGCGGCTTTCTGGTTAGCGGTATGAATGTCACCTGTTAGTATCTCCTTGGCATAAGCACCATTGTCGTAAGGAAACAGATAACCCGCCAGAGCGCGAAGCTCCAGACCAGAGGCATCACAGCCCACAAGGACTTTGCCTTCTGGTGCTTTAAAAAGCTCACGACACTCGGAGCCGTAGGGTGCTCTTACAGCAGGAACTTGAGCCACGTTAGGGTTGCGGTGACTACATCTACCAGAGACTGTTCCATTAGTCATAACAGATCCATGTATGCGTGCGCCTTTCTCTAGCTTGAGCCACGCTTGCTTTCCTTCTGCAAGCTGTCCCAAGCGTTTTGATACAAGGAGGTATTCAAGAAGCAAAGAAGCCTCTGGTGTTCCTATAGACTTAAGGACGCCCTCATTAATGGCGGGACGCTTACCTTCATACGCCTGTGGTTTCCATCCACGCTTAATTAACCTCTCGGCTATCTGGTCACGCGAAGCTGGATTAAAGGGTATTGTCTTGGTTTTGTGTTTACCTTTTACGATGTCCTCGTCTTTGTATCCCGCAGACAGAGCCATCTTTTTTGTAGACCACTCTTTGCCGTCTGGAGTATCCCAGAGTTGAGACTTCATCTGTAGGATGGTAGGCTCAAATATTTCCTCTAGTTCTGTCTTAAGTTCTACGCGACGCACGATCAGCAACTGCGCTAGGTCTTCAGCCTTATCAACATCAAAAGGGAAACCATTCCACTCTTGACTACGCATAGCTCTAGCGAACTTATGCTCAAGGTCTAACATCTGTTGGCTAGGTTCTTTTGCGATAAGGTAATCATAGAGTGCTTTAGTGACAACGACGTCTTGGACGCAGTAGTCTTCCATCTCTTGTGACCACTGAGACCAATCCGTAGTATCACCAAAGTCGTCCTTTGCTACACCGATCCGTTTACCCCAAGCCTTTAAGCTGTGAAAACCAATGATGCTTCTATCTCGACCCGCACGTAAGTCCTCGACCTTGATGTCTGGATACATACAGCGAGTCATAACAATGGTATCACACACGTTGGTATGATAAAACCCAAACAGCTTACGAAGCGCAGGGTAATCAAAGTTAATAGCATTGTGACCTATAATAGTATCAGCCCGCTTTAGATGATTAAGTCCTTCCTCAATAGTGTCGGCTCTGTATCTAAATACATTATCATCTTCGTCGATGACGACCATGCAATGCAAATCATGTAGGTCGCTGTGTCGAGTCCAGTCAGACAACCCATTAGTTTCTATATCAAAAAATAATGTAGTCATCTTAAAAGGGGTTGTCGATTTCTAATGAAGTCTCGTTAAGAGCACCTGTCTCAGTATCATAACGCAAGGCTGTAGCAACACCCGTCTCACCACTGAAGCGGTTCTTTAAAACGCGCACCACTGTCTGGTTAGCATTTTCTGGGTCTTGTTGGTTACGCTCTAATCCAATAACCATATCACTTAACTGAGCAATACTAGCAGACCCACGGAGTTGAGCAAGGCTTGTAGTTGCCCCGTCCTCGTGTCCCTTGCCTTCTGGTCGTTTCAAATGACTAATTAGAATCATTCCAATTTTAGTTTCTTCCACAAGACTGCGGAGTTTCGTCATTGTGTTGTCAATCATGCGTCGCTCGTCGCCATCTCCTAGACCAGAGACAACGATACTGAGGTGATCAAGAACGACGTATTCGACGTCCATACACTTAGCCATGTAACGCACACGCCCAAGTAAGTTATCACTCTGGATTGATCCCCAATGGTCATACATAAAGAAGCGTCCACTACCTACAGTGTCTTTAAATGCCTGTTCAGTGTCCTCAGTAAAACTATGAGGCTCTAAGTGTAGGAGCTTATTCATGTGGACACCTAGTATGCCCTGTGCTGTTCTTTCAAGAGACTCTTCAAGGGCTATGTATCCAATGTTCTTGTCGGTGTTGGTCAACAGATGGTGAGCAATAACGCGACACACTTGACTCTTGCCTTGCCCAGACCCTGCACAAAATGTAACGATCTCTCCCTTACGAATACCGCGCGTCTTCTCGTTAAGACCGTAGAAAGGATAAGGAACAGATTCATTAGATTTAGGATTCTTTAGTAAGTCATAAATCTCAACGCCGTCGACGATGTCGTCTGGACTCCATACCTTAGAATTATAAACAGAGTATACGATGTCCTTTCCCTTACCATCCAACAGCATCTCGTTAGGGTCTTTGAGTGGGAGCTTGGCAATCTTACACTTACCCGCAGGTAGAATGTTGCAAACCTCCTCAGCCGCTTTGATGCCCTGCTCGTCAGAGTCGAACATAAGAACGACCTCGTCCCAAGAGCTAAGCCAATCAAAGTTCTTTTTGAATGTGCCCTTTGCAGACTGCGCCCCGCTTGGAAGAGAAACCACAGGCCATTTATTATCAAAGACTTGTGAGACTGTAAGACAATCTATCTCTCCTTCAGTGATGACCACACGCTTACCCCCGTTAGGATTTAGGTGCTGTCCAAAGAAAAAAGAAGGAGTTCCTTCACATTGAAACCCCTTGTCTTTGGTGCGATACTTCTGAGCTACCACTGTGCCATCCATGTTTCTGTAGTTGGCTATGTGAACAGGCTCACCTCTTAGATTACCTACGGTGTATCCGTAGCGTTTACAGGTGTCTCGGTTTATCTTTCTTGAAGGGATGTCGAGCGTCTCCCCTTGTATAAAACTATTTGTCATTTGTGTGTGTGTTGTTTGTGTGTGTATGTGAGCGCGTGGATTAAATTCACCGCAACTAAAGCACTTGGTTGAACCGTCTGTGTTAACGGTTAAAGCATCGCTAGAGCCACAGGAATCGCACGGCTGGTGTGTGAGTTGTGATGTTAAATCAGCCATTCTTTTGGTATCTCTTTGTGACACCAGAGGAAGCCGTTTTTGTCGCACCAATCTGCGTATGTTGTCTTGCTGTTTTTATTCAGCTTGTTGTAAGCATTTTGGAAACAAAAGCGTATATCCACCTCTGGATTCTTTTCTCTTACGGCGATGTGTTTAGTTCTATCTGAACCTATCCACCGCCCCTTTACTTCAATTACAACTCCGTTAGGTAGTATAAAGTCTGGCGTATAGACGCACTGACGCTCATACTTGAGCTTAACGGACTCGTAAGAAAAAGTCGCCCCCTGCTCAGACAGAGAGGAGGCGACGGTCTCTTCAAAACGAGAACGGTAAGTACTAGAACGGGGCTTGCTCCAGCGTCTTCTCATTAGCGTCAAACGCCTCTGTTAGTGACTCACCACTGCTTGTGAAACCTTCCTCCTCGGAGGAGAACCCAAAGCTCGACGCATCACCCGCGTTGTATTCAACGAGGTCTAATACTTGTACGGCTTTGAGCCTTAGTGAATAACCGAAGCCATTCAAATCAGTGAAGTAAGGGAAGACTTCGACACCCATCTTGAGGGTCGATCCGCTTCCAATCTTGGGCACTTCTTCTAGCTTGTTGCCCTTGGCGTCAAATACACTTACAGAGAAAGTAAGAAGACCCTTGCGAGTGTCCTTCTTTGCTACTTGTTTTGCGTATATTTCGTAATCACCATCTTTCGTAACACGAACAGGTGAGGTTCCTGCGAGCTTCAGCGAGGACACGCCTCGTTTTGAACACTCTTCTTGGTATGCTTTGTTGACGATGTCCTTCATCATCAACTCAAACGAATTATAATCAGCCTCAGAGACGTGGAGCTTACAGCTGTAAACGCCATCTGGGTTGAACTTCGTGTCTGCTGTATCTATGCGTGGGTAGTAGGCTTTTCCTACAGGTGTTGGTATTGTTTTACTCATTGTTATTTACTTTTTGGTTGTTGTTGTTGTGTTATTACTAACAGAAGAAATAAGTGCTGTCGCAGACCTTTGATATGTCTACATCTCCGTAGCGTGGTGGTTCTGAAATGTTTATAGTTGGGTGTCTTTCAATAACTTGGTATCTAAGGTCAGCAAGCAAGTCAACCCTAAAAATGTCATAAAATGATTTTCTTAATAAATCTCCAAATAAAGCGCACGACGTTGAGTGCGTTCCGTAAGAGTCATGTATCATTGAAAAGTCGTATATACCGTATTCATTAGCTCGTATTACAGACTCAGTCAAGGCTGAAGCGTCGAGGGAATGAACAAAGTTTGGGGACATACCCTGCTTCTGTCTTCTGGCTGAGATGTCAGAGGAGTCGGTATACCACTTGATATGTGTAGCCTCCCCGTTGATTAGACTCTGAACGTGCTGACTTTGAGTCTTGCGGTAGTCCTGCAATACAGGAAAACCAGAAGGCGTCACCCACTGAACTGGTTGCTTGTGCTTAGCAAGCTCAAGAGCTACCCCCTGTAACCATTGCATACATTCTTTAGGCTTAAGGAGCACCTCGTTAATTGACGCCCACGTTAACCTAGCAAGATAGCCAGTAGCTTTATAGCGTAAGTCCTCTGAGAAAGGGTTAGGACACCTAGTTTTTCTAAGTGTGTCTTGATACCATTCGTCGACGTAGGCTCTACAGCTATAAAAAGTGCCACCGTAGGGCCAAACCATTGTGGGTCTTTTAGCGAGCTTTCTGTCTATCCCAAAGCTCAACCAATCGGAAGCGACGGGATTACCCCCCGTGTCTCTGTCGTGGATTAGTTTAGCAACAACACTGTCAGACACCACTCGGTATATGTCGGCAGGTGTGTCTGTTGGTAATACGTTGGTTGCTTCGCATCCGTATGGATCACGCATAAGCATAGAAAGAATCTGCAAGCCATTATTGCTTGCGTCCATGTTAACTGGAAGATGAGAAGTGACAGAACCCGTAGCGCAATACTCAGCCCACTCAAAACACCAAGCTAAGAACTGCCAAGGTGAATCGGCTTCGTGCCAAAAGGTGTTGTTCTTGGGGTCTTGTACTACCTTGTCGACCTCGTTAGCTATGCTTCTAGCCCACGCTACCCTCTCGTCTAGAGTCACCTTGTCGTTGCCGTAGGTGTTTGCCCCTTGAATAGCCAACCAATAGGCTTGTTCATCATTCTTGATCTTACATGGGCGGTTAAATTCAAGCAACCCCCTGCTCATATCTGGTCCTTGGATACCAAGAAACGCAGGGATGTTGTAGATGCGCCCTCTAAAGTCCACTTGAGATGGATAGAAGAAGCGATTGCCACGTAACTTATTGGCAACATAAAGAACCTTGGCAACTAACAGGCGTCTACTGGTGGTACTTAGTCGGTGGTTATACACACGAGCCGCCATCTGCCTCCACTGCTTGTTAGCCTTCTCGTTTTCTTTAAAGTCTGAGGGTAATGGTGGTAGATGCTCGTCCTCCCTAGAAGGTAGATCTCCTATTTGTAAAGAGTTCTCCCAAGACCACCCCATGACATCTAAAACCTTGGAGTTGATACGCCACGGTGTTTGTTGGATAAGATTTGTGGCACGCATAGGAGCATCTATAGAACCTTTTATGTCCCTTAAGAAATCCATATTGGATGTCTTTATGAACGGCAACAGTGGAAGGGAGGTGTTTTTAGTATCATACCCTCCCTCCCACACGCTTTCCCAAGGAGTAGGTAGTTCAATGGTTGGCAACCAGAATGGCTCAAGCAACTCTCGGTGTTCGTTGAAGTTCTCAATCCATTCTAAAGTTTCTTTGGTGGCTGTAACATACCTAGTTGGTTTCTTTTTTCTTTTACTGTCGACGATGTAGACGTATTCAATCAACGACGTCGATGTACGCAACAGCTCAACAAGGTGTAAACCTGCGTTAAGCTTGTCCCTATGGCTCCACTTATCCCAAGCGTCCATCAACCCCTTTGAAGCCTCATGCTTCATGCTAGAGCGAACGTGGCGTATCTTAGAGGCTTTCCCCTTACGACGCTTAGCCCCCAACAGTATACCACTTCCTTTCTCCTCGTTATTCTCTAAAAGAAAAGCACAGCGACACTCATTTTCTATCTGTGCACCTACGTGGTGAGCAACACCAGACAAGGGCTTTCTCTTGGTGATGCTGTCTAAGATACCCTTAACGGCAACAAACGACACTAGCTTAGAGTCTAAGTCGACGACGTCTATCTGGTAACGAGCTTGATTTTTCTGTAATGCAATCTTTAGCATCCAGTCATCAATAGCCTTAACATAAATAGGCAGAGAGGCTCTCATGAGTCTCTGACCATAGCGCGTCTCAAGCTCAGCATCTCGGTTCTTGGCTGATTCGTTGCGCGAACGATAGCGTCCAAGACCTAGGGTCTGCATATCAGCGTTTAACTGCTCTTGAGATAGCGTGTCTGTCATTTTACTCCTTGTCTGCTGGGTTTTCTAGTATCTTTTCTTGAAGACGACTTATTTGTAAGTTCAAGCCTTTAATCTCTTCTAACAGTTCTTCGTTCTGAGAGTTCAAGGAGTCACACGCCATAGTTAATGCGTTTACTCCTCTGGTTAAAATAGCTTCAGTATCTGGTTTAAATAAGGGCGGTCGCGGAGTGGTTTTAACTATCATGTTATTATTTATTAGTCTTTTTAATGAAAGGCGAATGAATGTCCGCTGTTCCGTATTTATCAACAAGCTCTTCGTTTTCTTTAACCTCTCTAGCTATTCGTTGTTGCGCCCACTTCATAAATTCAGGTATTTGAGCGTCATAGCTGTTGCGTGCATCTTCGTTTTGTATAATCATTGTGTATTTTGGGTTATGCCCTTAAAAAGCTAAAGGCTTGAGAGGCGAGTAAGAGACCCATAATGTGTTGTGTCAAGCATTTTTTCAGGCGAACCGACAACTATCATCACGTAGGCGAACC